CAACCTGCAGAAGCAGATCAAGGCACGCAAGGCACGATTCAACAATCCTGCCGCTGTCGTGGGTATCAAGGGTGGGCGCAACGGCGTGTTCTATGGCTGGCTGGTCGTGGGTGGAACTGGAAGCCGTCGCACCACACGGAACGGCATCGTCGCCGTCAAGCCGGTCAAGGCTCGACCATTCGTTGACGATGTGGTGAAGCGCAAGACCAACATTGACCGAGCCGTAGAATCTTACTCAAAGACCATCTCGTCGTTCCTCAATGACGAGCCGTTCCGAAATACCATCTTGAAGTTCAAGAGAGGGAATCAACGCTGATGGCTGCAAACCAGACCGCCAACTTCGTCGTAAAGGCAAAGGATGCCGCCACAGGGCCGCTTGGCAAAGTAGGCGGCTCAATGGGCAAACTGCGCCGCACGGCAGGAACGGTGTTCAAGGGAATCGCCACCGCCGCCATCGCAGCAGGTGCTGCGCTTCTCGCCTTTGCGTTCAATGCAGTCAAGGCCGCAGCGGATGATGAGAAGCAGACTATTCGGCTCAACGCCGCGCTGAAGGCGCGAGGCTTCCAGTTGGATCAACTCGCTCCGAAGATTGACGATCAGATCAAGGCGATGCAGGCTCTCGGATTCACCGACGATCAGGTGCGTGATGGGTTAGAAGTCGGATCACGATTCTTCAAGAATCAAGAGCAACTTCTTGCAGCAAATGCCACCGCAGCAAACATTGCCGCAGCAACTGGCATGGAACTCAGTGACGTAATGACCGCACTTGGTCGTGGCGCCGCTGGGAGCACACGAGGTCTTCTGAAACTAGGCATCCAGGTGGAGAAGGGCGCCAAGCTCAAAGACATTCTCCGAATCGCTGATGAGAAGTATCTTGGCGTGGCTGAGGAAGTCGCCAACAGCACGAGTGGCAAGTTCGCCGCGGCGCAGATTCGCTTCAACGAAGCCATTGAGAACTTCGGCGCAAAGTTGCTGCCGATGCTCAACGAGGCGCTGACCTTCCTGACTGAGACTGCTCTTCCTGCCTTTGAGAGCCTTATGGAGGACCTAGGACCGATCTTTACCGACCTCTTGGACAACTTTGTGCGGCCGCTGGTTGATTCGTTCGGTGAACTTGCAGCAGTGTTCGAGAGTGCTTCAGGTGGCGTCAGTGTTCTTGAGGCCGCACTCTTTCCTCTCAAAGTGCTACTCACAGCAATCAAGGTCGTCATTGACGGCATCGTTGCAGGGCTGAAGATCATCAAGGCTGTCGGAGACTTCGGAAAAAATCTGCCCAAGCCGCAAGGTGGTGCTGCATACACGACATCCTATGGCGCAACCCCAGGAATGAGCGGCGGTGGCAACAGCACCTACATCATCCCAGTCTCGATCGGCACCGGCAAAGTCGACACCGTCGTTGCCGACTCAATCAAGAGGATCGGACCAGGACCTCGGCGAGGGCGCTAAGTGGCAAACCCATTCAGCCTGATCATCGCTGGAGTTGACAGCGGCGCCAACCTTCTGGACCTCCCTGCTCCGTCTGCGCTGACCACGCCGTACGTAGAACTGGGATCTGTCTCCCTCACGCTCTCAGGCGACGGAGACGGCGGCTCAATGGCGTTTGACGTCATTGAGACCAAGACACCTGTGGGTGGACCTTGGTGGAAGTCAGGCGCAGTCCACGACAATGCTCGCGTCCAGTTCTTTGACAGCCGCTACAGCGCCACGACGCCGCTCTTCTTGGGCTTCATCACCAACATCACCGGCACGATGCTCCCCAACGGCCTCGGCTCGCGTGCGAGCGTCACCGTCGCAGATGCCGATGAGTGGCTCAACCGAACCATCATCCGCAACGGAAAGACAGGCATCCGCGCCACCTCCTTCGTGGACTCATTTACGATCGGCAACGACTCTTCAACCGACCGCGACATCATCAACGGTCTGCTCAAGCGCGTGCATGATCAAGTCAACGACGCCACCACGCGCCAGATTCTTGATACCAGCGTCATCAGTGGAAGCACTCGTGCCATCTACACAGGCACTGCTCAGACCATCGGCAAGCAGACATTCAAGGCGACCACCCTGCAGAGCGCACTAGATGCGGTTGCAGAGGAGGCAGGCGGCTCCGCTGAGGTGCAGTACCGCTACTACATTGACGGAGATGGGCGGCTGAACTACGGACCAAAGACCACCGCGCCATCCTTCGCCAACGCTCCTGCAGAGATCGTCACCGATCCTGCAAGTGTGCAGGTCGGTAGCGTCTCATCCGTGACGCGCATCCTCTCACGCGATCTCTCAGTCAACCTTGACCACAGCGAGATCGTGAAGGGGATCTTCGTGCAGGCTGACTCGACCTATGCGCGCTACGACTCCAACCAGACCTATCCCACCGCACCAACCAACGACCCCTACTTCCGCACCTACACCGGCACATACAGCAGGAACGGCGCAGCTCTGGCGAGCCGCAGTGGACCACTGGGCAACGAGGTCTTCTCTGCCCCAAAGGTCGCCAAGAAGGGCGACCGAGGCGTGAAGATCGGCAGTCTTGCTCGGTCAACCTTCGTCTCGCGTGCCAAGCCAGTCCGCAGCGTCTCCTTCATGGTCTGCGGTTCAGATCTCGCACAGACCTCCGCACCAGACTGGGAGTACGGCCTGACACAAGGCTACGCGCTCACAGCCGCTGCAACCTACAGCCTCATCAAGGCGTGGCTGCCTGGTCAGTACGTCAAACTGACTGCACCGGCTCTTGATCTCTCGTCTACCATCTTGTACATCGCCACCGTCACCATGACCTTCGCGCAGGGTGGCGGCTCGTATCAAGTCGAGTACGAAGTGCAGGCAGACTTCAGGCGAAAATACGTCAAGGGTCTTCGCGGACTCATTGCAGGGGAGTAAGACATGGGTAAGTACGGCACGAACCTAGAAGGCTTCGGCGGCTTTGAGGGCGATGTCAATGCCGACAACGGCGCGACGCTCGTCAGCACGGACAGCGAAGGGGAGAACTCACAACTCTTCGGCCCTGCTGCGCTGCGAGAGATTCAGGCTGGAGTCGCCAATGGCGACTTTGAGATCCTGCCAGTCGACGCAGCTTCGGCGATCAGCGACGAAAACCCTTTGCCGTACTTCTCCTTCACGGATAACTCAAGCGGCAGGATCGTAGCGTCCGTTGCAGACAGCACACTTGCGACCGGACAAACGGTCTTGCGATTTACGCTCACGAGCGCAATCAACGCAGATGAGGTCTACTTCACGCGCTACGTGCCAGTGCCAACTTCAGAGGCTAGAACGTATGGCAACGAGCCTCGCGTTGCAATCGCGGCGGCAACATCTTCAGCGAACTACAGGATCACTTGGTCGGCGCAGTATGTGAGGGCAGACCAAGTGACTACGACTGGAACTCTCGCATCAACATCTGTGACAGGAACAACGATGAACGCGGCGGTAAGTGGCGGCACGACTGGCGCTGAGTACCAGATCTACCCTAACAATACTGGCTCTGCGCCAGTAGATGCTGCGTATCTTTTGATCAAACTGTCGGTCAACGCAACTGGGTCAGTGGCAAGCGCAACGCTCGATGTCGCAGAGATCCGTATTGACCGCTCCCAGATCCAGTACCTTTTGACGGATCAGTCGTATCCTGATTTGTACGGCGCTGCCTCTTTGTACCTGTATCAAGGAACTCTTTGGCTGGAGGGTCCAGGAAGAGGCGTCGGATCAGAGCCAAGAATAAATCTTTCTGGTCAGACAGGAAGCATCACCATTGACGCAACTGAAGTTGGCAGAACCATCACGCTGACCAGCGCCTCTCGAACAGGCAGCACGGTCACAATCGTCACAACAAGCGCAAACGAGTTTCAGGCTGGTGGCGAAATCGTGGTGGCTGGGATCACTGGTGCCGCAGGAACCTCAATGAATGGCACCTTCATTGTCGCCAGCATCACAAACGCAACGACCTTCACCTACACCGCCGCTGGTACGGCAGGCTCTGGTACCGTCACGAGCGCAACGGTCAGAACAAACCCAGGCTTCGGCAGCATCTATCTCAAGCCAGCCGCGACCGCCAGCGGTAAGGTCGAGGTTGAAGGCAGGATGGACGTTGACAGTATGTTCACCGCAGGAAACATCGCAAGCGGCACGGCTACAATTGACCCAGTCACT